CTCATCATGTTTGCTTTTTGTAATCTACCCATTGCGGATTGAGATCCTGCAGTCATACCACCGCCCATTTTCTTTTGAACTTTTTCCTTTTTACCAACACCAATTAAAATCATAATAGCTTTACCTTTTTTAGCTTTCATCATTGCACCTTTTGCTGCTGGTTTAGGTCCTTTAAAATCTTTTCTTTTTACACCAGATGGGTCTTTAATCTTACCCGCACAAATTTTAGATGCGTAGGCGTTAGCATATGCGCTTGGGTATACCTTAAATTTTCTTTTGGCTGCTGCCTTTCCTCTTGGACATAATTTAGTCATTTACTTTTTTCCTCCGTTCCTAAATATTTGTGTACCCTTTATACCATATATCGAAGCCACGACCAAGATCCACAGGTTAGTGAACCAGGACGGGAGCTGTGAGAACATATCGAAGAACAATTTCACCTTGTCCATCGCAGTTGGGTCGTCAGATATAACTGCCCAAGCAAGCACCAACACGGGCAAACTGAGAATTATTAAAACTGCCTCGTCTTTCCAATCTGATTGTCGGGCCTCTAGCAATTTACCCTGGTAAGCTTCCTCTCCTTTGGCCATACGTTCTGCATGCATTAATTGTGCATCTGACATCGCCATCTTCGTTTTCTGCTTGTTAGCGTAAATCTTACTTCCAGCATTAATGGCTAATTTTAAGGCACTGAACCACATTTTTAAATTTCTCCTTACGTCTTTTGCTTAAGTAATCTATCATCATATCAATTGTATTTAAAGCCCCTTGACCATTGATACGCCATCTCCAAGTATCCTTATGGTGTTGTTTTCTTCTTTTACAAAGGTACAAACAACCTCCAAAAAACTCATAAAATCTTTGAACCATGTCCTTATCAGACATTTCTACACTACAAGCAAAATATTTTTTGGTTTTTAATTTAGACCAGATGCCAAAACTACCTTCACCATCGAAAACTCCTGCTAAGAATATAGTTTTTTCCTTCTCAGAAAGATTATCGTAAACCGATGAACTTTTTTCCGGTAACTTGTATGTCTTTAATACCTTTGATGTCAGATTTAGCTCCTGTTTCTCGATGTGGGCATCCTCCTTTTACAAGACCTTGTGGTTGGGGTCCAGATTTTGGAGGTGGGCCTGATTTTACACCACCGCTTAATCCATTTTTATTTTTTTGCATCTATTTTTTCCCTCGCTACTCGTAATCTCTCGTCTGATTGCTGATCTTGTGTTGCTAATCTATCATAATCAAACTCTAATCGATCTGCAGCTCTTTGATTTTCTTGTGCTTGTTTGAATGCTGTCTCTTCTGATTTTCTTTGCATGTCCATAGCTCTTAAATCTACTTCTTGTTGTTTTATTCTAACAAGAGGATCTTGTTTTGCTGCGTTTGCTTGCATTTCAGTTTGTGCAAGCTCTTGAGTTATTTGTGCAGTACGTTTTGCAACCTCAGCATCATACATAATAGCAAATCCTTCTGGATCTGCTTGTTGCATTTGTACCATTTGCGGGTCCTGTGCCATAGTTGCGGAAACTTCTGCTCGTGCTTTAAATGATATGTGATCTGAAACGTGTGATTGCAATAAAGCATAGACTTGTGGATTGATTTGCACCATCCTTGTAGCCATAAATGCCATGTGAGCTGATATATGTGCATCATGATCTTGAAATTCAAAGGCTGTAAGCAGTTTCATTTGCAGTGCACGTGCGTTTTCCTTTGCAGGGTCCATTGGTTCTGGTTGTTTTGGTGCAGGTTTAAGTAAAGTTTCTATTTGTTTAGTGCCTAACGCTTCATAAACACGTCTGTACGCTTCGTGAATGTTGTGAATTCCAGGATTTGAGCTTGCAATTTGTAATTGTGTCTGTGCAAGCGTCACTCTTTGCGCCATTGACATAATATTTGGGTCTGCAACCGGTAAAATATCAACTTTTCC